ATGCTGGGAATGTTGCTCCAGTTGGTAATACATTGAAATCTAATATAATAAATTCAGCTGTTTTAGTTGGTTGTAAGAAAATTTGTCCAATTAACTCATTTCTATCTATAACATCTGGTGTGTTATTACTTTCATCCATTACTACTTTAAATGCATACAATCCTTGTCTTTGCTGAACACTTTCTAAATAAGGGTTTACTTGTGTTAAGAAATTCTGTCTTGTTGCTATTGTATTTTGTTCAAATACTAAGTTATCAGAAATCTGTGAAATATAATCTTTAAGTGTTATTAACAATCTTCTAACATTTACTCTATCTAATGCTGAAGCAGCTTTTTGTAATGTTTTCTGACCAAATACTACTACTCCTTGTCCTGGGAATGTAGCTATTGGGTTAACATTTGCTTCATATAAAGTATCTCTATTAGTAGAAGTTAATTTTCTTTCAGCTTTTACAACTTGTCCCATTCCTCCTCTAGTAATACCTGCTGGTGCAAACCATGGATCTGATGATGCATCAGTAAAGGCATATACTCCAGGGATAAATGTTGAAGGTGGAACAAAAACCATTTGTCCTGTATTTGGGTCTATTGTTTGAACCCAAGGCCAGTAAGTAGCTGCATAACTTGAATCAAATCCTGATGCTTGACTTACTACTGTTGCTATCATTTGGTTATATCTAACTAAATCTATTACAGCAATACTATCACCTCTAGCAATTGTATTATTTACTATTGATGTTATTGGTGTTGAAGTAATTTGGTTAGTTAATCCTGGTACTGAAATAACATTATATTGATAATCATCTACATTTGCCATTAAAGCAATTGCAGTTGTATAATCATCTGCTATTAAACCTTGTGTATTTGCTGCACCACTTGTTCCATCTATTAATTCATAGAATAAATTTGGACCTTTTGTAGATATATTTGAACCAGCTCCATTTCCAAATGATCCTCCATAACTACCAGAACCTGCTATAGGTAATGATCCTGTGTATTCATCTTTTGCGGATCCATCATTATTGAAATAATTTGGAGTTGCATAATTTACTTGTTTTACTCTAACATAATTAGAAACATTAGGGAATGATCCTGATTCTTGGATAAATGTATCTGATCCTTCTGTTATTACAGTTGTATTCATGTTCCCAACTGCTCTTTCAATATAATTTGAAGCAAATGGGTCTAATGAAATATTGTTATATTGTTCTAATACTACTTTTTGATTTTGTGTATCATTACCTCTTCTAATTAATAATGAAAACACACCTGAAGATGTATTAGTTGCCGCTATTTCCCATCTAACGTTATTAGCTGAACCACTTAGTAATTGTCCATTTGTTCCGTCTGCCGGAGCTCCAGAAGCCATAGATCCTGTTGTATTCATTATCTCACCTTGTGAAATAGTTTCTAATACAAAAGGAGCTAATCCTGTAGTAGGACCACCTGATCCTGTTTCCATTAATGAACTTGTAGCAGAAGCCCAAGTTGATGAAGCTGATACTACACGTGTTACTAATAATGATTCACCACCATTTTGGAAATATTGGTTTGCCGCTATAGAAGTTAAGTAAGTGTATTGACCTGATCCACTTTTAAGTGCGCCACCAAAAATTGCTTGGAAGGAACTAAACGAACTAACGTATGTTGGTCTTTCAATCGGTCCTAATACTGTTGGTCCAATTATTGATGCGCCTCTAGCTACAGGTTGAGATGTAACAAAGGATTGATCATTTTCTCTTGCTAATACTCCAGGAGATATTAATGTTTCTGCCATTTTATTATGTTATTTAATATTATTTTATTATAAATATTAAAAACCTTTTCAAAAAACTATTCTACTAAAGTAATTTCTCCAGTTTCTAGGTTAATGTTTCCATCACCGTATTTTTTCTGTAATTCTTTAGCAGTTTTGTTAGATTCTTCTTGTAAATCTGCTAGTTTATCAAGAATGCTGTTTCGTTGTCCTTCTAAAATAGCTCTTTGAATATCTACAGAACCCAAATTAAGGGTTATGTTTTTGTTTTTTTCTTGATATTCTTTAAGATTTGCTACTTCTTCTTTTGATAACTTAATTGTTTTACTCATGATTACTACTGTTATAAATATTAATTAAACTTTAAAAAAATTATAGTGAGTTAAAATTTTGATTAATTCAGTTTTACTCACTGTTGTCTCATAGCTAGAAAATTCATTTTGTATAGAATCTTCTGCTATATTTTTATAATGCATATAAAATACATCATTTTCTTTATTATAAAATGTTCTAGGTGCTTCTTCTTTTGATATCATTATTTCATGTATTTTTTCTGATATTCTAGGTTCGCCTATTTTATATTTTAATCCAAATTTTTCATAATATATTTCAAATAAATCTTTTACATTAAATGATCTTAAATTTGGTATTATATTAAATCCACTAACTTTTAACCCTTCTTCTATTAAATCCATTGCATCTTCGATATCAATCATAAATCGTGTCATTTCTTCAGAGTATAGGGTAAGTGTATAGTTTTTATTTATAGCATCCCAAATTAAAGGAATGATACTACCTGTTGAATTTAAAACATTACCATAAATAGCAGATGAAAGTTGTACATTAGATTTTTCTGCGTTTACTATAAAAGATTCTCCTGCAATAAATTTCATTGATCCATACAATGTAGTTGCTGATCGAGATTTATCTGATGAAATGAAACATGCTGATTTAAAGTTATTTTCTTCTGCTGCTCTTCTTGAATTAATAGATCCATTTATTAATACTTTAACTCCTTCTTCAACATTCTGATCTACAGCTTCTATCTGTTTTAATGATGCCGCAAATATACCAATTGTATGTCCTTTAGAAGATCTTTTTAATAAATCAAAATTACGAACATCTCCTATAACACAGTTAATATTTGGAAATCTTTTTTTAAGGTAATAATGTTTAGCTTCATCTCTAGAATATACAGTTATTTCATTATTATCGTAATAACGAGCAACTAAATTAGAACCTAAATAACCAGCACCACCAGTTATGAATATTTTTTCTCCATTCATGGATTAATAATTTTTAATTCTGGGAAGGGAATAATATAAGGAATATTTAAATGTTTAGTTTTTTCTATTATCATATCAGAAAAATTCCAAGCAAAAATTAAAATATAGTCCGCTTCACCTATTTCAGATGGGGGCAATATACGAATTTTTCCATTGGAAGTCAACCTATTATATCTTTCTGGTGATTCATCTATAATATAGTCAATATAAGATTCGTCCAAATCTAGAGTACCAACAACTACATTAGCTCTACCAGAAGCTCCATAACCTATTATTTTTTTATCTTTATTATTATCTAAAAATGTTTTCAAATTATTCAAAGATTCGGCTATAGAATTTTTAAATTCACTTAAATCATTATAATCTTTTTCTATTTCCATAAATCCATCTACTACTTCTTCTTTAAATTCAGATGTATTTTTTGTTGCTATAACTCTGATAGAACCACTATGTATAGGCACACTTACAACATCTAATATTTTAAGATTATGTCTAGAAAGTAAAGTTTTTAAACTTGTAACAGTATAGTAAAATAAATGTTCATGATACATAAAATCAAATTGAAATTTATCTACTAAATCAACTAAATATTGTACTTCAAAAATAAATCTACCCTTAGGTTTTAATGAATAATGAACTCCCTTAACTACTGAGTTTATGTTTTCTATGTGAGCAAAAGTATTGCTTGCTAAAATTAAATCAAATTTATTCTCCCATTCTTTATTTCTAGCTAGATTATAATCAAAAAAATCATTTAATATATTTAAAGATTTTTTCCTCCCTAGTTCTACAATATTAGTAGCGGGATCAACTCCTAAAGTATTATGGATTCCTCTATATTTTAATGCCTCAAGTAATGGACCATCATTACATCCAAATTCCATTATATTACTCATTGGAGTTAATTTTTGGGTTCTAATTAACCAATCAGCAAAACTGTTGAAATGTTTTTGCATTCCTACAGATGAGATATATCTGTAATCTTTAAATAGTACTTTTGGTGGGATTAAGGTATTAGTTTGAACTAACCCACAATTTCTACATTTTATTATTTTTAAAGGAAAGTATTCTATATTTTTATTTTCTTTTGGAAAACTCCCTGCTAAAGGTATTTTACCAAAATCATAAATTACATCAAATTTTCTCCCACCACATGAAGCACAACTTTTTCTACTTTTCATCTAAATAATTTATAAATGAGTAATCTGCTGCTTTATATTCTTCTAATAAGTCTAAATACTCACCATATCCACAGCAACCCCCATGTTCTATTCCTAATTTCTTAATTTTAGGTAAATCTAAAATAATACTTTTATCTTTTTCTAATGTATATGTTTTATCATTTACCTTTATATTTATTACATTTACTTTAACATCATAAACAAATAATCTAGGTATCCAAGAATTAGACTTTAGCTTTTTAAATGTATTATCATTTTGTATAAATACTTTAAAATCTTTAGTACCACTTTTATTAAAAAGAGTATTATCTTCAAATAACATTAAATCCTTAATATCATCTGGGTGGATTACATAATCAAAAAGAGATATTAAATGTTTAAAATAATGTTCTGCATCTGTAAATTTGTTATTTTCAATATGTGGGTGAGTATCTTGCATATAAAATTGCATATCAAATAAAGATACTAATTTTTCTAAATGATTTCTATCAAATATATTTAACATAAAACTAGGAAATCTATAACCATTTTCATTATAATTATCTTTAACTCTAGATGTTAAAATAGGTAATGGATTTTTTAAATCCCCAATAATATTTTCTGTTAGTTCAATATCATAATTTATAAAACTAAAATAATCATACTTAAATGAACTATCATAAGTAGCCCATTTTCTTCCTTGAGTAGGTTCTTCTTCATATTTTTGAAGGGGTAAAGCAAGATTTGCGGCATTAAAAATTTGATTAAATGCTGTCCACCCATAATCATCAAGAACATTTTGTATTTTAATAGGTCTTTTATCAAATGTAAGAGTTTTCCAAAAAGCTATACCCCTATAAGGATAATTTAAAATAGGATTACTTTTATCATATACTGTGTATTCTACTTTATTTTGTATTTCTACTGGTATAGGTAAATGTGAAGAAATTAAAATATCAAAGCCATGGCTTTTAATTTCATTTATATTTTTAAGTAATAATTTTTCTTTTTCTTCATTATTACAATGACAGGTAATAACTACTAAATTATTGATCGGCATAAGCTATTTCTATTGCTGAGTTTACACTCAATTTAATTATTTCTTCTGGTATTTCCCAGTCGTTTACAAAAATTTTTAATCTTAAAGATGGATTATTTAATTCATCATATAAAATAGGTATATAAATTAATTGATAATCTAATTTTTTATAAACTAAAGATTTATGTACTAATTTATCATTAATAAATATTTTTATATCTAAATCTTTTAATATATCCCAAAAAAATAAAATTACCTTATTAGTTCCTCTTACCTCTGGATCGTTATCGAACCATATTTTTTCTTGTCCTATGAACCATTTAAATTCACTTTTATTGTATTTAGCCCAAATATCCCCTTCCATAACAATACTAGTTTTTATTTTTGGTTCGTTTGGATTTTCTCCTTCCCATTTTTTTCTAGGTATTATTAAACTATTAACAGAATTAAATTTTTGAAATAAATAATTTTCAACTATTACCTCAGTTTTAATATAATCAGTATAATTAATTGATTTTATATTTTTTATAAAAGGTTTTAATTTTAAAGCAAACCAAGCCATATACATACTGGCATCATCGTTTCCATATTTTAAAATAATATTATCATAATTAATGAGATTATTATCAAAATCTTTTAACATTTTATCTGTAACTTCTAGATCATAATTTAAAACAATAACTTCATCATAATCCATTTGATTAGCAAATAATAAACCTCTTTTAAATTGTTGAGCCGCTGCGTAACCGTAATCTACAGCTAAAGTATTTAATTTAAAGGGAATTGTTTTTTTTCTAAATTTATTTAATTTTTTCCAATTTATCATTGATTTATCCTTTATATTAGATATAGGATTACTGTAGTCATAAATTGAATATCTTACTAATGGTTGTATATCTTCTTTAATTGGATAATGAGAAAATAAAATAATATCAATATTATATTTTTTAATATTAATAATAGTATTTTTTAATGCTTCTTGCTTTTCTGGGGTATTGCAATAGGCTGTCATTAAAAAGCAACGTTTATTTGTCATAACATGCTATATATTCTGTTTTATCCTTTTTAGGATCATATTTTTCAATGGATTCATATTCTATATAATTAGTAAAATTATTACTTTTAAACCAATTACCATTATTAGTTAAAATATGATTTATAATATCTTTTTCTACTTTATAATTTTCTAATAATTGTTTTTTTCTATGTAGTGTTATATTATCTAACTTTTTATCAGATTTTCCAAAAACGTAAAAATCATTTGTTAAGGATTTAACTGTGTCAAATATTAATTTATGTTGAGGGTGTCCATATTCACCTATGGGATTATGGGTTACTACTTTTTCCCATTTTTTATCTTTAAAATATCTAGTAAGATTTAAAGTTTGACCATCTGGGTAAAGAGTATCTTTATAGTCCAGAATTTCCCAAGAACCAATATTTAATTCACCCATTATTAACATAAATTCTTTTACTCTATTTTCATCATCTGGGTTTGTAATACACACAATTTTATATTCATGTCCAAAATTAATTAATTCAGCACCACCAAAAATTAACTCATCATCGGGATGAGCTATAATCATAAGTTTTTTTAAATTATAATTATTAAAGGCTTGATTTAAAACACCGGCATTCTTTTGTTTAACAGAAGGATCAGGTCCATGAAAAAAATAAGGTACTAATGATTTTTCATCATACATAACATCAAAACCTTCTTTTGTTAATTGATTTGGTACTTTTA